GAGAGAGGAAGTGAAGCGACCTCTGGTGACTGTGATAACTGTTCCGCCTGAGCACTCCTATGGAGCGCACGGGCAGATGATTATCACAGTTCCGACAGGGGGAACCCTGACGGAAGAGGAGCATCGTGCCTTCCTTGAGTTTCAGCGGGCCTTGTTTAGGCTCCGCGTTGCTTTTGGAACGCATTGATGAAGCTCTCCTAGAGTTAGCCACGACGACAGGGCTAAGGATAGCCACCTCCATGAAAGGAGGGACTATGAAAAACCTGACGTCACTCTGGTCCTGCACGGCACATGAAATGTCCGTGCGATGTTGCACTAGCGCCACTCTTGACATAAAATATGTCAAGAGTCGGGTTGAACACGAGGGGTTATCGTTTTTGGCGATAACCCTGGCGGACTTTGGAAAAGCCATCCAAAAATGGCTTGACCAAGGTTTCGTCGTCCCTTCGGACGCTCCCTCTTTTAAGAGGAATCGTCTTACTGGTCTCCCTGTATTTCTACAAGGTTTCCTTGGACGTGTGTTCGACCCATGTAGTGGTGCGCTATTGGACGAGCCGGACATCGAAGCAATCTTCGCTTTGCGTCAGCTAACGCTGATGTTTAGCAAGATCGCCCTCCCGTCTGCGGGGACCGACCGTAAGGTCGTTTCTCCCGAGCGTGAGAGGCGAGCGATGTCTGACTATGTTCAATGTGAGCAGGAGGTGCGAGAGTCAGATGACCGTTTGGACCCTCAATATCTTGAGGACTTCCGTCGGGTTTCTGGCTTGCTTTTCGGTCGTCTTTTTGCCAAAGTGGATAGAGATATCTACTGGGGCAGGACGATTCCTAAGCACGGCCCAGGCGCTGTCGCTGATAAGCTTAGCTCTAACGCTAAGTGGAATCAGCGAACCTGGACTGCTCGTCTTGAGCGGGTTTTCCCTGCTCGAGAGTCTCTTATTCCTAATTCATCCTTTAAGGATGAATTGGAAGGAGATCTCACTCTCCTCGAACCCGGTGCTGAGATACCGGTTAGAGTTATCTCAGTACCTAAAACGCTCAAGACACCTAGAATAATTGCGATTGAGCCCACTGCTATGCAATATGCACAGCAGGGGCTTCTTCGCGCTATTCTCTCCGCGTTTAAAGAGGATGGTTTCCTCTCGCGCGTAGTCGGATTCGACGACCAGGAACCTAATCGGTTCCTTGCTCGTCTTGGGTCGCACAGCGGCGACCTAGCTACACTCGATTTGAGTGAAGCATCCGATCGTGTCTCGAATCAGCATGTACGTGCCATGCTCGAGGACTTTCCTCATTTGCTTGAGGCAGTCCAATCGTGCAGGTCACGGAAGGCTGACGTACCTGGCCACGGAGTTATCCGTTTTGCCAAGTATGCGTCTATGGGTTCAGCTCTCTGCTTTCCCATGGAAGCGATGGTCTTCTTGACCCTCATCTTCCTTGGGATTGAAAGGGAGCTTAGTGCCCCACTTTCTTGGAAGACTCTTAAGAGTTTTTCCAAGCAGGTGCGCGTCTTTGGTGACGATTTGATCGTCCCCAGAGACTATGTGCTGTCCGTCGTTAACGAACTCCATACTTTTGGGTATGTGGTTAACGTTAGCAAGTCCTACTGGACCGGAAGGTTCAGAGAATCTTGCGGACGGGAGTATTATGACGGCCAAGACGTTAGTATAGTCAAGGTTCGTGATAGTCTCCCGACACGACGGCAGGACGCGAGCGGAGTTATTTCTGCTGTCTCTCTACGGAACCAGCTCTATTGGGCTGGTCTGTGGAAGTCAGCAGATTGGATGGATAGCTACCTTGGAAAGCTGTTAAAACACTTTCCGAATGTAGCGCCAACCTCTCCGCTGCTGGGCAGGGAGTCTGCGTTGGGTTACCAATTCCAACGCCTACATCCATACACTCATGGCCCCCTAACCAAGGGCTATTATGTGAGTGCCAAATCCCCTCTAGATCCTCTAGACGGGACTGGTGCCCTGCTCAAGTGCCTCTTGCAGAAGGCCCCAGAATTGGGGTCTTTTGCCATTAGCACTGAGGATCGTAATGATCCTCTGCCAATTGCTGATGCCGAGCACTTGGAGCGTTCTGGACGCCCCGAGTCCGTCAACATCAAGCTCGGGTGGAGATCACCGTTTTAGGACGGTGATTCGGCTTTTGGGCCGATGGGAGGTGACCATTTGGTCATCGCCCTCCACTAGGACCAAGATGTTAGCTTAGTCCTTTTGGAGTTGATATAGAGTAATCTATATCGGGAG